CATTTATTTTTGAGAACACCTCCCTTATTCATTTCTTCCTTAACGGGCGACAATACCACCTCTTCTAGTTATCTTGTTGATTATCAAGTAGTTAAGAAAAAACTAAGAGATCTTAATCTTTTGTTCCCTAAATAGGGATTGTTCCTATTGACAACTACCTCTCTGGTAACAGGATAGGAGTATGCACACACAAATCACATTAAATCTTGTTACTCTATTACCGTTCTCTGAGGCTCCTCGTGTTACTAAAGGACGCCACAAGGGGAACCTGAATCAGAAGGACCTCCAAGTGGCTGGTAATTTTAATAAATGTGATCCTCATCCAGTATATGAAGGGCTGTTCTATTTTAGTAAGAAAACTAACGGAAACCAGAGGTGGTTTACCGACGACTACTGGAAGAACCTAGGAATCCCAACACCCACGGAAACCCACGAGAAACGGCGAGCCGCTCGCGCGCATAATCTAAACAAGCCTGACAGTGAGCCTAGTGTGCTTGAAGATGGACAGAATGTTGGATGCATTGACCAACAAGCCATGCAAGTCTCTTGGCAACCTACAAATGGAGATGTGCACCCGAAGTATCCTAATTTTTGTTATTGGAGTAAACATAAGAATGGAGGCCAAGTATGGAAAACTCTGGAAGCTTTTAATAAGGCATTAGAGCAAACCAAAGAATTCCAGAAAACACCCGAAGGTCGCGAGTCGTCACGTAAATCAGTTAAGAAACGCATAGAAACTGGAAAGCGTAGCGGTGTTAGGATTAGCATGTATGACATAGCACACGCGGAATACGAAGAAGGACTAATAACACTTGAGGATCGCGATAAGGTCTACGAGTTAACCGATACACAAGCAGAACTCAATGTTGGACTAGAGCATAAAGACAAATGGAACCTAGACCACATCATCCCACAAACACACGGAGGACTCACTACTGTCCAAAACCTACAAATGGTTCCCGCTAAATGGAACACGTCTAAGGGCAACCATAATCGCCACGTAATGGTTCACAATGGCTCTGATTGCGACATCTGGTATAGAACCCCTTATGTGATGCCAAAGACCCGTGAGTGGACGCACAGCCTAGCTGACGTAGAGATTACCACGTTAAGCTACCAGCGCCCCCCGTCTTATTTTTAAAATAGGCGTCGGTAAACTTCTGTAACTCCTGATCGAGCAACTCTACTTTCCGCTCAGCCATCTTTACTTCTGCATCCTGCGCAAGTTGTTCCGTCCAATAGGCGACAGCGATACTAAGAGCGTCTAAGCGGTCATCATGAGTGATAGCTCCCCGATCCCTAGTTAGGCGAGACATCTGGTAAAAGAGGGAGTACTTCAACTGGCTCTCATGGGGATACTTCTGGATTGTCTGGAAGTCATCCTTGACCACATCAGGATCCACCACGAGCCTGTGACCAGCCATGACGGGTTCGAGAGTATCGATAATACGCTTCTCCTTCTGGGTGCTGTGGCGCACCTCTTCGATACTCACAGGATAAATACGAGTAAGTACAGGCTTGATGAGTTCGTTGAACATACCGTCACCAAAGTTGGTCTCAGTGACGATGTAGTTCACCTTGTGTTTCTTAGCGAGCTCTGCGAGTTGCACTAGGGTGTCCTCAGAGTATCCTCCAGACAGACCACCAGCAGCAGGCACATAGAGCGTTCCGTTGAGCATCTTGCAAACCGCATAACCAGTCTCGTCTTTACCACGACCAGCAGGGTCAATTGCAAGGACACTACCAGTGTACTCTACCATATCTCCGAGGGTCTTAAACGGACGGTAATATCTCTCCCCAGCAAATGCTACATTGGGAACACTAGAGTCCCATTCCCTATCGGGGTCACGAGCCCAAACATACCGTTCGGGAGCCACCTCGTTGTCTATACTTGTTACGATCAGGTCGGAAATCTTCAGAGGGAACTTCTCGACGTCAGATAGTTTGGAGTCCAAAAGAAACTGCATTGTGAAACCCGCAGATCCATAAGAGATCTTTCGTTCTGCTAAGTCTACGTCAGAGAACCGTAGAGGTTCCGTAGATCTACCCTCCATCTCTGGATCAACACATATGTTAGCTACGTTACCATCATATATCTTTTCATTATGAGACTGCGTAATATGCGTTGCTGGCCAAATACGGCTATTGTAACCTCGCTCTTGGAGTTTCGTATAAATACTATCGAAGGTCTGAGGTGTTCCAAGGAACAACACTTTGGACGTATCGTCGGGCTTCAAGATAGCATCAAATTCTTTTACCTGCTCAGATAGCTTCTCCCGCATGAGCATCGTAGCACTATTATTGGCTACCTCAATATCGTCAGCAATGATAATATCTGCACGTGACCCTGTAAGCTGCGAGGAGATGCCTAGAGACTTCACTGAGGGAGCGTGAGAGGCAGGAGCAGGGCCAACATCAAAGGAGATCTTAGATTGCCTCTGGTTGTCCTTAGGGCGCAAGTGGTGAAGTATCTCCATCTCGTTAATAAGACGAAGCGTAAAGGTCGAGAAGTCATCACTACGGGTCTTACTAGCAGACACCACGAGGATGTTCAGTGAGGGATCTAAGAGTAACTGGTGAACCACATAAGCGGAACAAATCCAGCTCTTACCACAACCACGGAACGCTTGCACAATGGCACGCCTATCACCGTTCTGCATGTAGTCCGCTATGTTGTATTGAAGCGGAGTAGGATCAGGCAGGTTCAATTGCTTCCAGCAGAGATAGAGGAAGTTCTTAAAGTCTCGTAGTTGTGGAGGTATTGTAGGGGAAGCGGTCATTATTGTTATTAGATTTACTTAGATTCCATTTGGCTGGAACTATCTGTAGGTTTTCTGGTGCGTGCTTCCCGCCTTTGGAAAGCGGCTTAATGTGATCCACATGAAAGGCTACACCAAGGCATTCCGATATGCGCCGACTGGCTTCCCAAAACACATTAGATTCAGGATTGTTTTTCAGTCCTATTTTTCTAGCTCGATTACGTTGTAGGTACTTGTGTTTATTTTTACTGTAATATTTTGAATCAGCTTGAGCGGCTTTTTGTTTATTTGCTTTTACCCATTTTCTTCTTTTGGCTGCCCCTTTTTCTGGATCGGCTTGATACCGATCTCTTGCCTTTTCAGCAACACGCGTTGAATTTTTCTTATTCCACATCGACGAAGCCTTAATTTTACGTTTAACAGCCTCAATAGTTTGCCACGTTTCCCTATCATTCTTCTTATGCCAAGAATTGTAAACTAGACCAGCTTCCGTCGGGTGTGGATCAAGATAACTAAACGTACCTTTAGGTTTTCCTGTTTGAATTACTTTCTGGTTTAATCTGATCATGTTTTACGGCTTCTATTCTTAGATTTACTCATGATTCTAAGATTAGAAGGCCGATTGTCGAGCGCGTTTCCACTCTTGTGGTCTACGTCCATATTCCTTAGCTTAGCCTTACCATGTTTCTTGACCATCAGACGCCTTGCGGCTTTCCTAGAGTCATTCCTGCGACGTTGCTCAGGCTTCTTGTGGTAGTTCTCGTATTCCTTTTTGTAATCTCTTGGCATTATCGGGAAGCTACGCGGTCAACACCTTCGTCATCAAACGGAAGCATACTGACAAGGTTAGCCATAGGGTTATCGTTGGTTACTGTTGCGCTAATTTGGTTGTCTTTAAGGAGCTGACGGGCTGCGTTGAGGTCACTTGGAGACGCCTCGCCACTCTGGATGCGATTAATGAACTCATCAATCAGTAGGTCTTGGAGACCATATAGTTTTTCACTGCTATCACTCATAATTTCTTTCTTATTTAATGTTTTCTTGTAATTTTTCGTTTCTTGCTAGGCTTTGTTGGTGTAGTTCGTGGACAGTCTCTAATACTTTTGCACTTAATTGATCAATTCCAGCTCGCTCCCCTTTGAGCATGCCTATTTCCTCTCGGATGTTGGCTTGTTCTTTTCCTTGTTCAATAATAGTGCGATACATGATACCTATAGCAGCCCCTAAAGCTCCTCCTGCTGCAAGTACCAATGTTACTAAATGTCCAATGTCCATATTAGACGCCGTGTTTGATGATTAGTGTAACTGCGTAGCTAAATCCTACAAGGTTGCTAGCTACTAAGAGTGAATTAAGGAACCTTATGTTACGCCCTGATGTTAATTCAGCGGCTTTAAGGTGACAGTAAGCTGCTACAATGCCTAACCCTTGACGGAAGAAGATATTAAAGAATACCCCTGCATTAATTAACTGTGATGTTACTTGGTGTTCCATATAAGAAGCAGTCCAAGGAACGAACCAATAGAGGTTATCTAGGATAGCTCCACAGAACCCGATGGTTACCCCAAGGATAAACCAGTCTTGTCCTGTTTTCTGCTCTCGTTTCCAAGCCTCTTTAGCTGAAGGCAACCACGTGTAAACAACTGCAAACGCTAGTACAACCGTGGGAATGGTCATACCTAGCGAAAACAATTCCGCGATTGCCTGTAATTTACTTTTTATCATTTTTGGTTAATGGGATTGAGAGGGTTAATTATATTATGCGAAAGCGCGGAAGACTAGCTTCCAGTGGGCTGTGTTGACTGTTGTTGGAGAAACACCTGCTGTTTTATTGAGTATATAAAAGGATGCGTTTATAGAAACGCCACATTTAGTCGCGTTTGAATAATACGTCATTTGATTGTATCCAGCTGCGTTAATCACCTCCACTTCATCTCCCACTGAATATCCTTGAGTGTTTGCGGCGTCCTTACAACGTACAACCAATTTCACAATCTTTGGAGCACCTCCTAGACCGTGAGTGACCTCTGTGTTTCCTGCCGTTATCGTAATTTCAGAGCTCTCAAAGGACTCCGTAAGAGCAACCGTAGAGCTAACACCATCAGCTCCATCATTACCAGCAACACCTTGGATACCTTGAGGGCCTTGTGGGCCTATACCTTCAACCTCTGTCGAGGCGTTCTCAGAAACCTCTTGAGCCACAAACAGACCTTGTTGGTAAGCTGTGTCGAGGTCGCTCTCAGACAACCGTGAGCCGTTCTGGAAGTCCACTAGCTGTGTGGTTCCAGTGTTACGCCATACACGTATCTTTTGGAAGGCACTGGGTGCAACATCTAGTGTCACTGTCTTCGTTGAGGCGTCCCTTGAGGAAACCGTAAGGTCACTCCAAGTGGTTCCGTTGTAGCCCTTCACGTTGACGTCCGTAATAGACAGAACGTTAAAGGGAACGTCGT